GGTGAGGTTAAAGAGCTGGAGGGCCCGCCCCCGCCCCCTCCTCCGCTCACGTTGTGGCAGCGGTTCAAGCTGTGGGCTTGGGGGCGTGCCTGATGGATATATTTCCCAGAGACTCACAAGCTGAGGCGTGTAGGCGACTGCTATCTGCAGTGGTGGTGGTTGCCTTGCGTGACGCTTGCTCGGTGCCGCCTAAGCGGGGTGTGGGTGGTATGCCCATCAGTACGGATGCGTTTACAGCGATGCGGTTTTTCTTTGATACGAGCGTATCCGGTCTGAATGAGTACCTTGCTTGGTTTGACATTGATGCAGGGCAGTATAGGAGACGTCTCAAAGAAGTTATGTGGGACAGCTCCGCGCATCGGATAAACGGATTCGAGTCTATGGATCGCAGGAACTTTAGGTACAACTACAGAATGTGGGAAAAACTTAGAGACAACCTGCCTCTTGATTTTAACGAGGAAGAAAATGATTGATTGGTCAGAAGGTCAGCATGAGCTGAATCGTCTCGTCAAAGAGCTTTACAACGCTATGTTGTGGAACAGAGCTAAAGAAGCAAAAAATATCTGCGATGAAATCATCGTCACCGCACGTCTAACCAAAGCCAAGATCGGTGCACAGGAGGATGAAAATGTTTGACGTATTGCGGTTGGTGCCGAAGTCTAAAGACTGGTCTAAAGATAACGTGGAGTTGGAAAGGACGATTGAGCTTATACGGTCGGCGTATCCACAAATGTTTTTGCAACCGCATGAGCTTAAGTACAGAAAGTTTGTGAGTGAGCCGGGGATGAACATTCCGTACGAATCATGCGTGTATCCGATCCAACCTGTAGCACCACCCAAACCGGCTAAAAAGGTGAGAAATGACTACAAATAAAGACGCCATCACCGACGCCTCTCTTGTCTGGAGAACAATGGAGGACTGCCCTACGGGGCCTAAGGTCCTCCTGCTAAACAAAGCAGGTATCGCACAGACCGGGCACTACGATGGTAAAGACATATGGTACGTGGGATGGTTTCCGCTGCCCAAGATTCCAGAAGTTATCCGTCAGGAGATTGAACCGACCTACCGCCCGAGCAACATCGGGCTGCTTATTGGAGACTGAGATGACTGAAGAAGAAATTACGGAGCTAGCAGATCGGTCAGGCATTACGTTTGTGACGGGTCATGGGGTGACAAGTGCGACGTTTGAGTGGTTGCAGAAGTTTGCCTATCTGGTTGCGGCGAGGGAGCGTGAGTTGTGTGCGAAGTTGTGTGATGAGATCGCAAACGACTACGACGGAAGTCCAGCAGGGACGGGTGCAGACAACTGTGCCGCAGCAATTAGAGCGATGGGTGGGAAATGAGCAAGCACACACCGGGGCCGTGGCACATCGACCCAATCAAGGCACATGCAAACGGCAATCGACGCATCATGGCTGAGCAATGCACTCCAGTTGCAGTAGTGCCTGAACACTTGGCGGCAGACGCCCGCCTGATCGCCGCCGCGCCTGATCTGCTGGAAGCGCTGAAGGCCATGCTCAACCACACGGCAGACTTGGACCCAATGCAGGGCTATCCGCCTGAAGAAGACTTCAGCGCGGTAAAGCAAGCCCGCGCCGCCATCGACAAAGCGGAGGCGAAATGACCATCGAAGCAATGAAGCAGGAGCCGGTATGCGACAAAGACCCACGAGGGTGCTGGAGCGTGCGATGTCAGCTCGGCAAGGTCTGCAAAAACACCACCCCGCGCCAATGGCAAGGGCTGACGGATGATGAACTTTTTGCGATTTGGATGAAGTCCCCGGCGGAAACGGAAGATCGTTTTGCGTTTGTGAAAACTGTAATGGAAAGGCTGAAGGAGAAGAATCATGCGTAATGAAAAACTTGGTCGGTTTGTTGAAGAGCCTGTGGCTGAATATCAGGGACCAAAGTCGATCCCGTATCAGATCGAGCTTTTCGAGAAGAATTTAAATCGTCTACAAGAGATCGTTGTGCAGTTAGAGGGACGATTGTCGCCGTTGATGCGGCCCACGGAGGAACCGAACTGCAAACCCGCACCAGAACCAACTGGCAGCTACTCACCGTTGAGCAGGCATTTATATTCCCTAAACACCACACTCGAACGAACGATCACTAACTTGTGTGTCGTTCACGACGCGTTGGAGATTTAGATGAACCTTAACCCAAACACACTAAAGATTTTGAAGGATCGAAGCGATGTTTTACCCGGCAATGTATACCCCGCAAAAGGCGGACGAAGAACTCCGGGCACTGAGTTCTGGTTGGTGGTCGCCACAAGTGATACTGGCGCACACTGCATCGGGTTTAGTGCGGACGGTTTACCTGTGTCCACCACAAGTTACCTCAAAGGTGCGCTACGAGAACGGCCAGTTATTGGTCGGGTAGACCTACAACCCATAAGTCTAATATCCATGGAGTTTTAGATGAACCAACCAGAAGCATTGCGGTTGGCTGACGAGTTGCTGGCCTTGCACGGACCGACGGAGCTAGACGAGAGAGTCACCACCGAATTGCGAAGGCTGCATGAGTTGCACGAGCTATACCAAGACAAGACTCAACGACAGCAAACCCGCATCACCACCTTGGAAGCCGCGTTAAGGCTGGCGTTGGAGGCGTTGGAACAGAGCCGGGTGTTTGTGACCACACGCGAGAAGATCAAGCACCCTGAAGGCACTGAGTGGTACGACGAAGCCATCACAGTTGTAAGGCAAGCATTAAAGGAGAACACATGACCGACAACATCAAACCCTTCATCAAGGCCACAGCCCCGCACAACGAGAACGCCATCGCCATGCTGGAGGAGTGGCTGGAGGCAGCAAAGGACGGGGAGATTGTGTCCGTTGGGCTTGTTGGAAAACGAGTCGGTGGCGAGTGGCAAACGTCATTCAGCTCCAGTGACAACGGGCTTGAGGATGCGGCTATGCTGCTTGAGCTGGGCATACGGCGACTCGGCTTTGTGCAAAGGTGAACACATGACCTGCCCCGACTGTGAGCGACACAAAAAGAGTGCAGCAATGTGGAGAAACAAAGCATACGAGGCATCAGGCCACCCGCTGCCTTGGAAACCTGACGAGCTATGGCAAGGGCTGACGGATGATGATAAGGCTGGGTTTTGGCGTGCCGATCAGATGACGAGCGAAGAATGGGAAGAACTGTTTAACGTCATTGAAGCAAAACTAAAGGAGAAAAACACATGACCTGTCAACAAGAACTTATGGCCCTTGGAAAACCAGCACCACGCACTTGCCAAGATTGCGGCCTTGGCCCGTGCAAAAACTCCACGCCGCTAAAAGGAACTGAAATGAACCAACGCCCGATGACCTTTGGTGAGAAAGCAGTTGGCCTGACCTTCAACCCGAGTGGTGACCCGACGGTGGAAGCTATCAAGCGCAAGTGTGCGGATCTGATTGACGAGATCCATGAGCTTCGCACGAACCAACCCAACGCGGAGATTGTTCGGATGGCGAGCGTTGCCATCACTGAGATCCAGTCGGGCCAGATGTGGGCTGTGAAAGCTGCAACCTGGAAGTATTAACAAACGGAGCTTCGGCCCCTGAAGGAGAACGGATGAGTATGTGTGCTGAGTGTGGGTCTTGGAACACCAAAACACTTGAGACAAGAAAGGATACGAGGTACAACTGGCGATGGAGAAGAAAGAAATGCAACGACTGTCAGGCAGTGTTCGAGAGCTACGAGATCGCAGCCCGGTTTCTGGGGACTCCGGAACCACTGCCCGGAGGAAAAATCGAACGCCGCTAGAGTTGTACACGGAGATGCTGCGTCACCTTATCGAAGGCGGCTCGACCGCCCAAGAGATTGCACACCTGTCCAACAGTAATGTCCAAGCTGTACAGAAGTTTCTGAAAGAACTTAAGAAGCACAAGCTGGTGTATATCTCCGGATGGCAGACCACTTACAACAACCGCGTCAAACTACCGCAGTACAAAATGGGAGACAAGACCGATGCCGAGAAACCCAAACCCTTACCCAAAGAACTCATCTCCAAACGATACCGGGAGAGAAAGAAAATCCGAGACAGCTTCGACCCCTTCTTCGCTATTTGCCGCCCGGTGGCCGTTCCCAACAGAGTCAATACCACCAAGCGGGCCCGTGCCAATTAAAGATAGCAACCGAACGCTCCGCGAGGAGTCCCTCATTGAATATGGAGATCCACCGTGGTGAACAACCCCCAAACCCTAAAAGATATTATCCAAGCAAAACTTGCTGAAGCTCCGGTAACTCCGGAAGAAGAGGAAGCGTGGAAGATGAAAGCGAATGATATGCAGGTAGGTGGTACGCACTACAAAGACATGGGGGTGCAGCCGTGGGAAGTCATGGAGGCCGTGCTGACCCGTGAGGAGTTCATAGGATTTCTCAAAGGTAACATCATCAAGTATTCAATGCGGCAGGGGCGTAAAGATTCCGACGATGTTGGTAAATGGAAACACTATGTTCAGAAACTTCAAGAAGTACAAGGAAAGTAAATGGCACGTACACCGGAGGGTAGGGTAAAGGACGCAGTGGCTAAACTGCTCAAAGAACTAGAAGTCTACTACTTCATGCCTGCAACGGGTGGGTATGGGAAGTCTGGGGTGCCGGACTTCATATGCTGCGTAGACGGCGTGTTCCTAGGTATCGAATGCAAGGCAGGGGATAACAAACCCACACCACTGCAGAACCGAGAGATGGATCTTATCCGTGCCGCCAAGGGTTGGGCTATGGTGGTACGGGAGAACAACACAGAGGACGTGAGGCTCACGATCCGAGAAATCAGGAAGGGGTTTAGATGAAGTTGACTCTAGGTAGCGAGACGTAGTAAACTTTCTACATGTCTGCAAAAAACACACCTCAAAATTTTTGGAGCCGCGTCAAGATAGGTGCCGCTAACGACTGTTGGGAGTGGCAAGGATCTAGGACCAGTGGTGGTTACGGCAATTTATCTTGGCACGGTATGCAAGTACAAGCGCACCGGGTAGCGTATTTCCTAGCTAAAGGAGGTATCAAACTACCAACTAACTTCCGACAGAAAAATGTAGCTAGGCGGTATCAGCGATTCGTACTACACAAATGCGATAACAGGCCTTGCTGTAATCCAGAGCACCTGTTTCTTGGTTCTATGCGGGCCAATCAGCTAGACGCATACGCCAAAGGAAGAAAGGTACAACCCAGAAGTAAACACGCTAACGCCAAGTTGACAGCGGAGCAAGTGGTTGAAATACGTCGTCGATACGACGCGGGGGGGAGCCTGCAGGGGCAACTAGCTTTGGAATTTGGTGTATCACAACGCGCAATTAGTTTGATTGTCAGACGAGAAACCTACAAGGACGTTTAACACAATGAAACTCATCACAATAGACACGGAGACTTTCTATGACCGCGAATACTCATTATCCAAAATAAGTACAGAGGAGTATGTGCGATCATCGTTGTTTGAGACGATTGGGGTAGCCATCAAAATTGATGAGGAGGAAACGACGTGGTATCCGCAACCTCAAGTAGAGGCGGCGCTTAAAGCGATTGACTGGAGCGAAGCGCTGGTATTGTGCCAAAACACAATGTTTGACGCTGCCATCCTCGCGTGGCGCTACGGGATACAACCCGCTGGGCTAGCCGATACTATGTGTATGTCCCGGGCACTCTATCCTCACGAGAAGAGCCATAGCCTCAAGACGCAAGCCGAGCGTATGGGCATCGGGCAGAAGGGCGACGAGGTAGTGCATGCGATGGGTAAGCGCTACAAAGACTTCGACCAAGAGTCTCTTGCCCGGTACGGGGCGTACTGTGTCAACGACGTTGAGCTGACGCACACACTCTTCAAACGCTATCTAAAGGCAGGGTTCCCACGTCAGGAGCTAAGGCTTATCGACCTGACACTCAAGATGTTTACCGACCCCCGGCTGACGCTTGACCGTGAGCTGCTGAAGGATCACCTTGCGGACGTCGTAGCACAGAAGGAAGCACTGCTGAGTAAGCTAAGTGCAGATGACAAGGCACGGCTGATGAGTAACCCGCAGCTTGCGGACATGCTGCGTGAGCATGGCATAGCGCCACCCATGAAGATCAGCCCGACCACCGGCAAGGAGACTTACGCTTTCGCTAAGACAGATGAAGCGTTCAAAGCTTTGCTGGAGCACGAGGATCTGGAGGTACAGGCTATCGTCGCTGCACGACTGGGGGTGAAGAGTACGCTGGAGGAGACGAGAACGCAGCGCTTTATTGACATCTCCTATAGAGGTGACTTCCCTGTGCCGTTGAGATACTACGCTGCACACTCGGGTCGGTGGGGTGGTTGCTTAGTTGCCGATACAGCGGTGTTAGTGTACGATGTAGATAAAGGGGTAGTTGAGAAGCGCATAGTTGACGTGCTAGCAGATGATTTAGTGTGGGATGGCGTGGAGTTTGTTGAGCATGAAGGAGTTCAGTTCAGCGGGTTTCAGGAAGTCATTTCGTGGGATGGTGTAACAGGGACAGAAGACCATGTCGTATTCACAGACTCAGGTGAGATTAGCTTACGAGAGGCAATGCAGAGAGAATGTCGCATCCAGATTGCCAGCAGCCCTAGCCAAGACGCTGTGGACGCCGCTCGAAGACTTGCACAAGTCAACAAAAGAAAAGCTTTTGTGTAAGTGTAAATGCGGCGTAGAGAAGTTTGTAAGGGTGCGTGAGTTATTGGCCGATAAGTCTAAGTCTTGTATGTCGTGCTCGGTACGCAATCGTATGCTCGCCATGAGTAAAGAGAACCGTGTGCGCATGGCTGAGGTCGCAGCACACAAGGCAGCAGAAGTGGCAGCAAAACGAACGGACCCTCTAACAGAGCGCTTTGGGCGGGATGTAGTAACCCATGTAAGAACTCTAATGCAGCAGGCTAAAGGTAGGTGTGCAAATAAGAACAATGTGGCGTACGTTGACTATGGCGGTAGAGGTATTAGGTTCTTATTCCCTACCACACGTAGCGCTGTGGAATGGGTACTGAACAACTTAGGGCCCAAACCAACACCTACCCATAGCATAGATCGTATAGATAACAATAGGCACTACGAACCGGGCAACCTTCGATGGGCTACGCGAGTAGAACAAGCCAGAAACAAACGAGCTTATAAGCGAACCGAAACGGGAGAGCGGATACGACGATTACAGAAACTTAGAACAGATGTGACTTATGAAACTTTGCGCACATGGATAAAGAGGGGAGCTACTGATGATGAAATCTTACAGAGGAGAAAACACGATGGTTGCGGTATACGACATAAAGAACTGCGGACCCCGGCATAGGTTTGTTGCCAACGGCAAACTTGTTCACAACTCAGACAATGTTAACCTTCAGAACCTCCCCTCACGCACAGCTATGGCTGGGCGGCTTAAGAAGGCGATCCTCGCTCCCGAGGGCTACGTATTTATCGACTCAGACTCGTCGCAAATCGAGGCGCGCACCCTTGCGTGGTTGGCTGGGCAGGATGATCTGGTTGAAGCTTTCGCTAGAAAAGAAGATGTGTATCGAATCATGGCGTCACACATCTACGGGATTGCTCCTGATCAGATATCAAAAGAGCAGCGGTTTATCGGTAAGTCCACCGTGCTTGGGTGTGGCTACGGCGTTGGAGCTAAGAAGTTACAGCTATTCTTAAAGACTGGTGCGGGGGTGACGGTTACTGAAGAGGAAGCGAAGCGGATTGTTACCGTGTACCGTAAAGCTTACAACCGCATCCCTGAGTTGTGGACTAATTCAGGCACAGCACTCCACATGCTGGCTGCGGGTATGCCGTTCGTTGTGGACACTCGGGGTATCGTACGTGTCGAACCGGGTAAAGGGTTGACGCTACCGAGCGGGCTGCATATTCAGTACCCTGAGCTTAAGCAGGGCGAGCAGGGGCGTTGGTACTACAAGTCCAAGGGGCAGACGATCGATATATATCCCGGGAAAGTTTGTGAGAACTACACACAGGCAATCGCCCGTTGCATCATCGCTGAACAGATGTTGAGGATCGCCAAGCGCTATAAGGTCGTGCTGACCGTGCATGATGCCATCGGGTGTATCGCCCCTATCGACGAGCGGGAGGAGGCTGTGCGCTATGTGGAGGAGTGTATGTCTTGGCGTCCGTCATGGGCTGCAGGATTGCCGCTTGCATGTGAATCGGGATGGGGTGCATCATACGGGGATTGCTAACCTAAAAACGTATCATGCTCATCCACTCACACTCATCAATCAAAGACTACCAAGGCTGTGCTAGGCGGTACCACCAAGTACGGATTCTCAAGCGCTTCAAGTCCCAACCCACGGAGGCTACCCTCTACGGCAACCTTGTGCATGAGGCGTTTGAGAAGTACTTGATGGAGGATACTCCGCTACCTGAGCATCTTGGTAAACACCAATCCGTACTGGATAAGATCAAAGCCATGCCGGGAGACCGGCACTGTGAGCTTAAGCTAGGCATGACCAAGGACTTCAAGCCTTGCGGGTTTTTTGAAGAAGGTGTGTGGTTCCGAGGTATCCCCGATCTGTTGGTTGTCAACGGTAAGACGGCGTGGGTGGGTGATTGGAAAGGCTTAGCCCTAGATACTAAAATCCCCACCCCCACGGGCTTCACTACGATGCGGGATATCCGTGTTGGTGACGAGGTATTTGATGCCACAGGGGCGGTGTGTAATGTTGTTGGTAAGTCACAGGTTAAGTACATACCATGCTACCGAGTCACGTTCTCAGACACATCTACGGTTATATGTGATGAAGAGCACTTATGGAAGCTGACCGATGGCAGTGCTATAAATGTAAAAGACTTAATGGGTAAACGTAATAAAAAGCAACGAACTTATATACCAAAGATACCTTTGACTGGTTCTCTTAACTTGCCTGATATAAGTTTGCCCATAGATCCGTACGTGTTAGGGCTGTGGATAGCGGACGGCTCCGTAGGTTCGGGTGAGATAAGTAAACCGGATGCCTTCGTGTGGGAGGAAATCCAGCGGCGGGGGTACCCAGTAGATATGGGTACTGGTAGTTACGGTGCCTGCCCAACGCGTACTGCAAAAGGTTTGCGCACACAACTTCGCTTAGCGAATTTGCTAGGTGTACCGAAGCATATTCCTAAAGTTTATTTGAGAGCGAGTCATAACCAAAGGCTAGAGCTACTCCAAGGGTTGATGGACGGGGATGGTAACGCCAACCCTACACGCAAATCCGCTGTGTTTACTACGACCAGCAAGCAACTTTCGGATGATATTTGTGAGCTGCTCTGCTCGTTGGGCCAGCGTCCTCTACAAAGTAGAGTTACTGCTAACGGGTTTGGTAAAACTGTTACGGCATTTCCAGTGTCGTTTAGGCCCATAAATATAAATCCGTTCAAACTCCCACGAAAAGCGGACGCCATAAAAAAAGAATGGTCTAACATAGGATCCAACACGAGGCATGCAGTTAAAGTAGAGTCTATACCTATCGTACCAACCCAATGTATAGCGGTATCATCCCCCGACCACACTTTCTTATGCACGGAGAGGATGATACCGACACACAACACCGGTAAGAGCAGTCGTTATGCCGACACGTCGCAGCTTGAGTTGATGGCTGCTATGACGATGACTCACTTCCCAGAAGTGGAGAAGGTTAAGTCTATGTTGTTCTTTATCGTACCTAACGATATTATTCAGTCGTTGTACAAACGAGATCAGATGTCAGATATCCTGTCCAAATGGGCGGGGTACGCTTCGATGGTAGAGGCTAATCTCACAAACGACGTATGGAATGCGAGCCCAAGCGGACTTTGTAAGTTCTGCCCGGTGTCTGAGGACGTGTGTGAACATAGGTGATATATGCCACGAAACTACCGAAGTGAATACGATGCGTATCATGGCAAGCCTAAGCAAAGGGCCAACCGTGCAGCGCGTAACCGCGCCCGACTTCTCATGGAGAAGGAAGGGGTAGTCAGTAAGGGCGACGGCAAGGACGTGCACCATGTGAAGCCGCTGATAAAAGGTGGCAGCGTAGACCGTAAGAACCTGAAGGCTGTGCCGAAGAGTGAGAACCGCAGCTTCCCGAGGACTCGCGGGGCGAGGATGAAATAAAGCGCTTGACTAGCGTAGGCTAGTTGGGTATTGTCGGGGCGTCTGGGTCTCTCCTCCCCGGACGTCTTCCTGTGTGATGCTTGCGAGGTGGTTGGTACCACCTCGCTTTTTTCGTAATGCCGAGTGCAGACCGCACTTCGGCTATTTTGCATTGGGGGCTATGTGCAAATCGTAGATAACAAAGCGTTACTCATCACAACGAAGAAGGCCGATCAGATCGTCAATCTAATCCCAAAGAGTAAGTTGCTCGATCGGTATGGAGAAGTAGGTAGGGTGCTGGTGCACTGGGGGTTCGATGAGACACGCATCCTGCGTAACCTCAAGATAAAAAACGTACCTTCGCCTATCCTGCGAAGCTACAAGTGGCCCGGGGTGTACACACCGTTCGACCATCAGAAGACAACCGCTGCGTTTTTAGCGGCGAACCCGAGATGTTTTTGTCTGAGTGATGCGGGCACAGGCAAGACGTCAGCGGCAGCATGGGCTGCGGACTACCTGATGGATCGGCAGCAGATCAAGCGCGTGCTGGTCGTATGCCCGGTGTCCATCATGGACACTGCATGGAAAGCGGATCTCTTCAGGACGGTCATGCACCGTACGGTAGGTATCGCATCCGGGAACCGAGAGTCTAGACGGCGCATCATTGAGGGGGACTACGAGTTTGTCATTATCAACTTTGACGGTGTGAAGGTTATGACCTCCACGTTGGAGAAGGCCGCGTTTGATCTCATCATCGTTGACGAATGCAATGCCGTACAAAACGTAAGCACCGACCGTTGGAAGAGCCTCGCGCAACTTATTAAGCCCACCACCCGTCTTTGGATGATGACCGGCACACCCGCTGCGCAGTCGCCTGTGCAAGCCTACGGTCTGGCTAAGCTGGTCAACCCGTCGGCGGTGCCTCGGTTCTTTGGGGCTTTCCGCGATCAGGTTATGTACAAGATCTCTAACTTCAAATGGGCACCCAAGGCAGATGCAGCAGAGACTGTACACAAGATTCTGCAACCAGCCATCCGGTTCACCAAAGCCGAATGCTTAGACCTGCCCGACCTTCTCTACACCACGAGAGAAGTACCACTTACAAAGCAACAGACTCACTACTACGAAATTATTCGTAAGAACCTCGTTGCACAAGCGGCAGGTGTAGAGATCACCGCTGTCAATGCGGCGACACTGCTGGGCAAGCTCCTACAGGTAAGCGCGGGGTCTGTATATGGCATCGAGCGGGAGGTCATTGAGTTCGATATCTCAAACCGCATGGCCGAGCTTATGGATGTCATCGAGGGTACCAAGCAGAAAGTAATCGTATTCGTACCCTTCCGGCATGTGCTGGAGAGGCTGGAGCGCGACCTTACGGCTAAGGGGCTAAGCGTTGTGGCAATACACGGTGGGGTGACCAGCACAACGAGAGCGGACTACATCCGTCGCTTTCAGACCGAAACTGACCCACGAGTCATTTTGCTACAACCTCAAGCGGCTGCGCATGGCATCACGCTCACACAAGCAGATACCGTGGTGTGGTGGGGGCCGGTGCCGTCAGCGGAACTCTACATGCAGGGTAACGCACGAGCCCATCGCGCAGGACAGAAACATCCAGTAACAGTGGTGCGACTGCAGGGTAGCTCGGTCGAGCGCCGTATTTATGGGCTACTAGACGGCAAACTCGATCTTCATCAAGGACTTGTAGATCTCTTCCATCAGGAGGTTACCGCTTGACACAATGAGCTAACTCTGTATAATTTGAACTTCACACAGGAGAAAACAATGGACGCCACAAAACTCGTTTCTGCTTACATCAAGATGCGGGATGCCAAGGACGCCCTTACCCGGGAGTACGAGGCTAAAGTCAACGAGGTCAAGGAGCAGATGGAGCTTGTTGAACAAGCTCTATTGGAGATCTGCAAAGAGACCGGCCAAGACGGCGGCAGAACCGCCTACGGCAGCTTTACCCGCACCGTAAAGACTCGCTACTGGACTAACGATTGGGGCAGCATGTACAACTTCATTAAGGAACATGATGCTATTCAATTGTTGGAACAGCGCGTGCATCAGGGGAACATGAAGCAGTTCCTCTCCGAAAACCCCGGGCTTTTGCCCGAGGGGCTCAATACCGACAGCAAGTATTCAATTACTGTTCGTCGTGCGTCGAAGTAACTCAACCAAAGGACTAACATGTCTAACATGACCATTTTCAAATCCGGTGCTGCACTCCCTGACTACCTCGTCGCCGGTGAGGATGACTTTACCAAAGCATTAGCAGGTGGCTCACAAGGCAAGACCATCTCCATCGAAGGTGGTGTGTGGCGCATGATCGTGGGCGGTGAGGAGATCGCCAAGAACGAAGACCGTGCCATGAATTTCGTGGTGGTTAACGCTGCGCCTACCGTCGCTCGTTCGTTCTACAAGGGCGTCTACGTCAAGGGTCAGGCCAGCGCGCCGGACTGCTTCTCTGCGGATGGTAAGGCTCCGGACGCCAGTGTTAAGACCCCGCAGTCCTCTGCCTGCGCAACCTGCCCCCAGAACATCGAGGGCTCCGGCCAAGGCAAATCTCGTGCGTGTAGGTTCTTTGTACGTACGGCAGTTGTGCTTGAGGGTGACATCAGTGGCAACGTGTACCGTCTGCAGCTTCCTAGCAAATCGTATTTTGGCAAGCCTGATGGCGACAAGATGCCCTTCCAAGCGTATGCACGGTTCCTCGCCGGACACAACATTCCTATGAGTGGTGTGGTGACTGAGGCTCGCTTCGATACCTCCGAGTCGGTGCCTGTGCTTACCTTCAAGGCAGTGCGTCCGCTGACTAAAGGCGAGTACGAAGAGGCCCGGGCACAGGGGAAATCGCAGGATGCAACCCGCGCCATTGAGGTTAAGTTTGTAGAGGTAAAGAAGGAAGCCATGCCCGCACTCCCCCCGGCGTTTAAGGATGCGGAAGTGCCCAAGGCAGAGCCTGAGGCTGTAGCGGAGCCTGTCAAACGGGAGTCCAAGAAAGCCGATCCGGTTACGCCCAAGAGCGTAGACGCTGTACTGGCGCAGTGGGGGTCCGATGATGACGAGTGATTCTAGAGGCTACTCATATTCGTTCGTCAAAGAAGTTCAATCGGCTAACCCTGAGCATATCGGGGTCCGGTTGGGGCTTCATTGTATCGAGCACAACCTAAGTGTTGGAGCAGTGGCAGAAAAGTTTGGAGTATCTCGGCACACGATCTACGCATGGTTTAGGGGGGAGTTCGCCCCCCGAGCTAAGCAAGTAACGAAGATCGAAGAGATGCTTGGTGTTGCGTCAAGCGACACTACTGCCGTATAGTCGATACCCCGGGGCTAGAGGGAGCTGATCTCTCCTTGACAAGGCGGACCACGGACCGCCGCCCCACCCTTTTTCCGTGCGCCTGACACCGTGGGGTAACGTGAGAAAACAATTCTATGAGACCGTATTGCCGCCCACCGGACCGTACTGTGCAGTAGCGATCCTTGGAGATTCGGTAAGACAAACATTTCACGACACAATCGACGAACTCATTGCAAGAGGAGATGAAATTGCAAGCGAGGGACGCAACGCCTATTTCGCACTAGCGTCTTTCAAAGACGCATCAAGCCGCAAAGCTGACAACGCACTAGAACTTCGCTCGCTGTTTCTAGATATCGACTGCGGCGCAGAAAAGCCCCATGCCACGCAGGCTGAGGGTAAGGCTGCGCTTCTAAAATTCTGTGAAGAGAATGATTTCCCTGAGCCTCTCATGGTGTCCTCCGGGCGTGGGGTACATGTCTATTGGCCGCTGGATCGAGTGCTACCCACCTCCCGTTGGAAAGCGGTAGCGTCCGGGTTCAAGCGATTCTGTATCGCTGCAGGCTTTGAGATCGACGCCACAGTCCCTGCTGATGCTGCCCGTATTTTGCGCATGCCGGGTACGCTAAACTTTAAGACCAATCCACCTTCGCCGGTAGATATTTGGACTGAGCTTCGTACGTTCTCGCTAGCAGAGATCGAAAACAAGCTTCCTACCATTGCCGCTGATATCTTTGAAGCCAAGCAGTTCGGGATGGATGACTTCACCCACGCGGCTGCACAGCGGGACTTCCCCCCTACGTCGTTCGTACGCTTAGCAAGGCGAAGCCTCAAGGGTTCGGGGTGTGCACAAATTGCACATGCCATCACAGACTCTGCAGTACTTTCCGAGCCGTTATGGAGAGCCGCGCTCTCTATCGCATGGCGGTGTGTGGACGGCGAAGAGTCTATACATACCCTCTCTAGCGCTTACCCGGGATACACCCCTGAAGCGACTATCGCCAAAGCAGAGGCTACCAAAGGCCCATTTACTTGTGAGTGGTATAGGAATAACAACCCAGAGTTATGTAAAGGTTGTAAGCACAAAATCGGTAGCCCCATCATCCTCGGTCGCAAAATTGAGGAAGCGCAAGCAGTTGACGGTGAGTATGTAGTAGAGGCAAAGCTAAACCCTGAGGACAGCACCGCAGCCCCTCAGACCGTTACGGTCACTATACCCACCTACCCTGCGCCGTATTTCCGCCCTTCTGGGGGAGGTGTGTACAAGCGGATTAAGGATGATGACGGCAACCCGACTGAGGTTGAGATCTACCCATACGACATCTACCTTACTACACGGTTCTACGACTATGACGAGTATGGGGTAGGAGAGGGCGAGCTAGTCGGGCTGAACATACACTCGCCACATGACGGCATCAGACGGCTGGTTGTACCCACGGTCAAGCTATTGGTCAAAGAAAAACTACGGGACTTGCTGCTTCAGCAGGGAGTGGCGGTACTGTACAAAAAGGTGGACGAGCTTATGGCTTACTTTGCATCTACATTCAAGAAGCTACAGCAGCAAGCCGCTGCTACCCGCACCCGCAGCCAGATGGGCTGGACCCCAGAAGGCAATGCATTTGTTATTGGAGAGGCTGAATATACCGCCCGCAGCTTGCTGCTGGCACCGGCATCGACGGGGTTAAGGGAACTTGCGCCCTTACTATCATCAAAAGGTTCTGTAGAAGCTTGGTCAAACATCGCAAACTTCTACGCCCGTCCCGGCATGGAAGCGCATGCACTTGCATTGTTCGCTGGGTTCGGTGCACCACTGCTTCGGCTTGTGGGCGGAATGGAGGTCAAAGGCGCGGTTATCAACCTGATGTCGAACAAGAGCGGCACGGGTAAAACCACTGCACAGATGGTCGTGAACAGCATCTTTGGTCACCCTTCTGGGCTTCTCATGCGTAAGAACGACACGCAGCTAGCCAAGATGCAGTGGGTAGGTATGCTGAACTCTATCGCCGCAACGATGGATGAGGTCACTAACATGACCGACGAGGCGATCTCTGAACTGATTTACGACATCCCGCAGGGGCGGGGTAGGCATCGCATGGAGTCGCAGAGTAACAAGCTACGGGCTAACAATATCTCGTGGTCTACGTTTCTCATCACCTCCAGTAACTCATCGCTCTATGACAAGCTGACACGGCTAAAGGGCACCCCAGACGGAGAGCTTCGCAGGCTTATCGAGATCCGCATCAGCCGCCCGGAGGACATCACAAAGGCAGAGTCAGACGCAGTATTCGGAGCGCTCAACGATAACTACGGAGTAGCCGGTCCTGCGTATATCAAGTACATACTAAATAACATGGCAGAGGTGGTTGCCCTTGTGCGGTCCTTCCAAACCAAGTTCGATGAAGCGCTCAACCTTGACCAGTCCGACCGGTTCTACAGCATCGTGTGCGCGTGTATTTTTGCAGGTGCATCGATCGCTAGCACCCTTGGATTGCACTCTATACCTATCGCTCCGGTGTTTGACTTTGCCGTGAAGCAGCTAGGTACCATCCGTACGGAAGTCGTTTTGCCAGTATCGGATTTTAATAACGTTGCATCAGAGGCACTGGCCTTCTTCCTGAGCGAGAACCTGCCCTATGCGCTGGTGGTCAACCGCACCGGTATGAACGGGCTTCCTGCTATGCCGATCCACACTCCCAAGGGGGCGCTCAAATTCCGAGTCGAGCCAGATACGGATGAGCTATGGATTGCAGCATCTACATTAAAAGACTTTCTCACTGACCGGCAGATTGATAGCAGGCAAGCCATCAAGGAGTTTGTGCACAAGGGGTATCTCAGAAATGCGAACTCGACGGCGAAACGCATCACGGCGGGAGCGATTGCGGGACTCGAAGGAGGCGTCCTTCGTGCCTATTGTTTTAAAGCAAGTGCACTCGGTATTACAGCAGATGCGTTCAAAGGAGCGGACGAAGAAGGAGCTGAGAGAACTGCTGGAGCCGCCAAAGTTACCGGATGAGATACGATTTCTAACTATACATGGTGTGCGGTACTGGGTCCCTTGGGAGCGCATGCTCCCCGGGGATAGCTTTTTCCTTAAGACTGCAGCAGATGCTAAGACCGTAGCACCACTCCTTAACCCCGCAGAAGCCTACTTCAACTACATCCTTGTGGCAGCGACGCGCTGTGAGTTCGGATACTACGGGGTCAGGGTGTGGCGGATGTATTAGAGCTTCATCTCGTTCTTAGCGTCACGGACCCACTCCACGAGCTTCTGCTCGTAAGCCTGCACTTCTTGCTTCATCTTCATCCGCTCGGCTGAACTCATCGTCTCCGCAGCCATCTCGGTATCGAGCCATTGCTTATACCGACGGCTATCCTCAAGCTGCTGCAGAGTGCTGTTGACCATCTTGTAGAGAGCAAGGCGCTCGGCGTTACGCTCGTAGTACTCAGCCGCCCGCTCCGGATCCTGCTTGATAAGACGGTTCAACGTGTTCTGAGACTGCACGACCTTCTCACGAAGTTCGTAGAATTCCGTAGCCCTGCGGGTACCCACCGGGTCGTAAGCAAACGGCGTAGCCCCTACGATCTGATGCAGCGGCCTGTCGGCACGGTTGGGGTTAAGCGCTTGGTCGGCAACGGCCATACTTAGAGAAGCGGTGGTGCCAAGATACCCTTGGAGCACCGTGTCGATAGCGATTGGGGAAATCTGTACAGAACCATTAGTTGCATCCGCTGCGAACCGAGCGACTGCTTTAGCAAGCTCTGAGGTACGGCTAGTCACACGCTCGCTGGCTTCAAGCTGCTTCTGAGATATACCCTCAAGTTCACGGCCCGTAAGAAATGAGTAGTTCGTCCACACTTCAAGCAAAGGCTTGGTGGCAACCGGCATAGGTATCGAACGCCCGAAGTACTCCGATGCAATCCCAGTCTTGAAGTGCGCGATGATGGCTTCCATCGCCACGGCTTCTTCCGGCGTACCGGCCTTGCGGTAATACTCAACCACACGTTCAGGGATGGCCTTGAATAGCACGCCAAGCTCAGAGGCTACAGGGATGCCGATACCGCCGCCGATGACCCACGTCTTGTCCCGCTCACGCAGATCCATGTTCTCATAGTCTTCCTCGTCTGCCATCATCATTGCATAGACAGTCGAAGCGGCCATGAGGTAACCGACGTTCTTGTAGAAGTGCTTCAGTGCAGCATTGCGCTCCAACCCAGAGACGGCGTTCTTACCCGTGAGCGAGCGGAACAGCACATCCGTGCCCTGCAGGTAAGCGTTGTAAAACGGCACCGTCTGCGTAGCCAGATGGAGTAGTCCAAGCTTGTCACCAGCACCGAATCGCCGGAAGTTGATGATCTCTCGTGCGCGGGTGAGGGCCTGCAGACGGTCCCCTTGGGTCTCTTCCAGCGTCTGGTCATAGATCGCCTTGCGCATCGCAATATCGGATGCCATAGCAATACCTTCCAGACGCTTAAGCAAAGTAGCAAACTTCGTAGATCCAAGCAGCTTATCCTTGTACACCCCCATGTCTGTGAGGAATGTCTTAGCCGGATCATTCATGTGAAAGTCCACACCACCAACCACACCGAAGGTACCCAGCTCAGGCGCAACATCTGTCAACTTACCCAGCACAGCGGCCTTGGAGAAATCCTTGAAGTTTGCAAGCACCTTGGCGGTTAATGCAGCAGGGTTCTGCACCCCTGAGTACATGATGGCCCGCTGGATATCCTGAGGAAGCTGTGCCGCCGTGAAGGTAGGCACCGCTGTGATAGCGTGTCGCAGCACCTGAGAGAACCGCTGGAATACTTTGAAGATTGGCAGGGTGGGGGCCGACATTACGTTGAATGCGACCTTGTGGTACGGGGATGCAACCTCGAAGTACCGCTCTTCACCTTTGATATACGCAGTAGCTACACGGTCAGCCATTTGCCGGGGGAGGATGCGAGTCGGCAGTAGTTTGGCTTCTCCGATGTCCTCCAAAGCGCGAAGTGTACGCAGGGTGGCGTCCTGACGGATAACCTGCTGAGCCATCCAGCCGATCGTACCGAAGTAATTGTCGATCGTATTCTTAGGCGGCAGACTGACCATTTCTGCATCCACAAGCTCAGGCAGTTTACCAAGCTGACCGATACCGCGTCCGGTGCGCTTCTGCGGGGTGCGGGGTTTAGTGCCTAGATCAACCAATCGATCAAACGGCACGTAGTTAGAGGCATCCTTCCACTCTTGCCCAAGCTCTTTGGGGATACGTCCAACGTCTACCAGATGGTCGATCAAATCAAACCGCACCTTGTCCATCGTCTGAACGATCTTCTTTATCGTGGCATCAGACTGGTAAATGGGGTACAGACGATCCACTTCATCATCCGGCATGTGCCGGGGCATGGCTTGTGCACCCTTGGGACGGGTGGCGTTGTGTTCGCGGAAGGTATGCTCACGCGCTGCCTGCAGAATGTCAGAGACTTCTTTATATGCAGCGTCGAAATCTAGGTCGTTGTCCTTGGCATAGGTACGCACATCGTCGATGATCTCGGCAGGGGGTTTAATACCGTCTTTGTTTATTGCCTCCCATTGGCCGGAGGTTTTGTCTTTTCGCATAGCCCCAAGCCGGAATAGCTGCGGCAAAAACTGATCTGACGCCTCGGCCTGACGGAACGCTGCCTCTACCTGCTTACCTTTCAGTGCAGTGTTAACCTCATCATTGAAGCCCTTAGCGATCCGGTCAAATACGTACGCGCCTTTATCAACAAGCTGAGTACGTAGCTTGAGGATACCCTCCCACACCGCGTCGGCGGTGACTTTGTTCAACCCACCGGGGACTGGGGAGAAGCCTTGTTGGAGCGGGGGTGGGGTTGCACCAGTAGTGCCGGTAACCATAGCTGAAGCAGTACGGTCGTCTTTAGCATCTACCGGTTGCAAATCGAGCTTATCGGGGCGTGAGATAGTCGCTTCGATGTACTGCGCAAACGTTTCGTTCGGCAGGTACTTCTTGGCTTTAAGCGTGTTATAGAAATTGCGTAGCGCAGCACCCAGTCGAGCGAAGAATTTTTCGACGATGGTAGTTGGTTTATCAGCAGACATAGCCCAACGAGCGGTCTGGTCTGCATACCACTCGCTGAATGAGCGCCAGTAGCCCGACAAGCTTTCAGAGGGGTACGACAAATCACCATCTACATCTGCGGTAGCGCGCCCCCGCATTGACTCAATAAGATCTTTAGCGGTTTTGCCTTTGGTGCTCTCTAACCAATCTGCATGGGCTTTTCTAAGCGCATCCTGTTCTGTAGTGGTTGCGGAATCGAAGAACAGTCTTTGATGAAGATGCCCCATTTCATGGGCGAGGATCTCTAGATTTTTTGTTTTCTTGGGGCTATATTCAAACAGAATGTAATAAGTGTTGTCATCCATCTTACGGATGGACCCACCTTCCGTAGAGCTAAGCGTACCGCTGCCAATAGCACGATGAGGGCCAGTGAAGTTTTCTTTATTTTTTCTAGCATCCTCAATAGTAGATACATATATGTTGGCATCCAGCTTAAGGAGCTTCTTCCACTCGCGGATGATGCCTTCGTATTCAGCCGGTATGTCTTGGGATAGCGCTACGCCGTCTTTATCAAACTTTATGAACGGATCAGAGGTATGTTTGGCGGCGGCTTCTTTTTCAAGTTCTTTTTTAACCGCGATCATTTCGCGTACAACTTCTTTAGGAATAAAATCTCCTGTGAAGCTTTCAATGCCAACAGTAGTACGTGTAGTATCGTTCGTACCTGAATATAGGGGCTTACCGGTAAGGCTGCTGTAACCCCGCACTAGCGAATAGTCGCCGTCCTGCCAAACAACAGAACCGCCTAGATCATTGGCGTGATGTTGAGCTTGCTCCCTCTGTTCCGAAGTGCCTTGGATACGTGAGGGCTTCTCAGCGGGCTTCTCGGCAGGCTTCTCGGCAGGCTTCTCGGCAGGCTTCTCGGCAGGCTTCTCGGCAGGCTTCTCGGCAGGCTTCTCGGCAGGCTTGGCGGTACCAAACTTCTCAGCCCGACGTTCTCTCCTAGGCTTAGGCGGCTCTTTCTCCTCTGCCTTTTTACGTTTGGCTTCTTCGCGTTGCCGCTCTTTCTCAGATTCGGCGTACTCTTTTTCTTCTTCGGTCTTACGTTTTTTCTCTTCGTCAAAACGTGTTCTAGCAGCAGACCCAGAACGTTTCTGTTCAGCGAATGTATCCCGCTCACGCTCTACACGCTTCTTATCCTGCTCGGGCAGGGCATCATAGAACGCCTTAGCCACACGACCTTCAGTCGTGTCCGCAAACATCTGCTCAGATTTCGGGTTCTGCTCTTTGAAGCTATGCGCTTGGAAACCTACGTCACGGATAGCAGCATCGAAAATCTCATCCGCATCTTGAATAGTCACGGCACCCGTCGGACGGGTAGCACGTTTGGCCCACTCACTCTGGGCGCTTAGCGGCAACTGATCGTACGTAGGAGCATTTTCAGGCTTGAACTCTTCCCATTCTTCTGCAGCTACACGCGCACCTAGTGCACCTCGCTCTCCGACTTCTGGTAAAACTCTTCCAGCAGCAGGTGGCTCACCACCTCCCAGTCCAGTAGGCTCAGCTCCCTTAGGTTGCTCGGTGGGTTCCACTCGCCCAGCGGGTGCTGCGGCAGGCTCTCCAGATACTCCCACGCTTGGCTCAGTTCCGCCAAGGTCAAGCTCCGGTTGCTCGGTAGGACGACTTTCTGCTCTTGGTTCACTGGGAGTCTCCGTCGGTTGTTGGAAAGCCTGCGGTTGCGGTGATGGAGCGATCATCTCCTTAAGCACGCGAGCACGCAAGCCCTTACCTTGCAAAAGATCGGGTTGCTTCTCCGTCATACGACGAACTTGTTCAGGAGTCTTACCCAGCACGTTGTCTCGCAGCCAGCCTCGTACCCCTACAATCGCAGGAGACCCACCTTCCATTGGGATGCCGTAGTTGGGCAGGTCTTGCAGGCGAAGCGTTCCATCGAGGGGCAGCTCAAGCTGTCCTTCGGGCGTCGTGGGGCGACGCGCACCGGGCGCTTCCTTAGGGGTGACTGCACGAAGATCACTAAGCTCCTGCGATACCGCTCGCAGTTGGGGTGCGAGTTTCTCAGCTTCGGCGTATAGCTCAGCCTTTTTTGCCGGGTCAGTCTCTTGGTCATACTGCGATTTAAGCCGCTGATTCTCACGCTGGAGTCGGTCGAACTCTTCCCGCCGTGCAGCCATCTCTGCACCGCGCTCTTCAGCAGTGGGAGCTTCTTCGACTCGCGTTTGCCTCGGACGCTCGAACATCTCAGCTTGCGCTGGGGGTTGCTCAGGAGGGCCCATTTCCCTAGCGGTACGGTCTAGCTCCGCTTCCCGCGCTACGCGCTGCTGCTCTTCTTGAGCCGCTAAACCTCTACGCGCTGCGCCACGGCCATATACACCACCGGCACCACCAAGGGCACCGCCAGCTACACCACCAAGGTAAGCCGCTTCGCCGTACTCTTTAAATGCTTCATCGCCTGTCACAGGCAGGCCAGCCTGCGCACGCTCAATAACAGTCTGTGCAACCTCAACCGGCATCTCGACAACAGCGCCGCGCCCAACACCACGAGCAGCCGCACCCGACAAACTACGATTAGCAGCAGATACAAGACCTTCTTGGGCGGCACGAGTTGCAAGCAACGGATCGTCCGCTACACCGATAACTTTCTTTACCAACGACTTACCAAGAGCCGCAGCCGTACCACCAACCTCAAGGGCCAGAGACCCCGCCGTAGCAGCAGCCGCACGTCCTTGTTGAATATCAATCGGTTCGCCGCGTTGTTGCTGCTCAGCAGCCTGCCGCTCAATCATCTGACCATATACAGACGGAGCAAGTGCGGCCAGTGCGCCAAGACCTCCACCAACTGTAGCACCCACCGGACCACCTAACGGAGCCCCAGCCATAGCACCAAGCTTAGCCCCAGCAGCCATCGCACCAAGCTGAGGGAGCTGCCCAGCCACTACACGAGGTACGTCACCCAGCGCAGCTTTACTGGCTTCGAGGAAACCTTTTTCTTGGAAAATGCGCTGGAGACGCTCAAATGACGGACCTTCACCCGCCTCTGTAGCGATACGCTCACCGCGCTCAAGGCCACGACGCGCAGCTTCCTCAGGAGAACCAGTAATAGCACCAACACCGGTAACCGTACCTGAGACAAGCTGCTCTAAGCCACGCTTAGCTTCACCAGTGATGGTGGATTGTCGAGGTGCAACAACCGGCGCACCCGGTACCATGGACTGAAGAAGTTTAAGACCTTCTGTAGATACTCTACCTAAATCATTATCACGAAGCGCTTTAAGATCTTCAGTAGAGAATCTAGACAAGTCCATTATTGGGCTCCACGGCGACGGAGTTCAGCTTGGATAGCATCGGCGGAAGGCAAGTTTACACCGGAGGTTGCAGATGTTTCAGGCATCCCAGCTCTCTTACCAAGCTCACTAAGTATAGAATCAAAACTCCGCAATCTGGAGTTTACTGAAGCTTCAATTTGTGCATCTGTTAGCTTACGGTTACTAAGATCTCCCCTGAGCTCGCCAAACAATTTAGCTGCGAGCCTTTCCCTATCTCGTTTCATCTCAACATAACGGGTAACGTCTAGGCCCTCACGGCGAAGATCATTTTCCGCTTGCCGACCTGCAATCTCAATAGCCCGCAGAGTACGCTGCGCTTCCGCGTTATCCCTAGAAACCTGTGCTTGCATCTCAGCACCAGCCAAGCTAACCGCAGCAGGCATAGCAGAACGCGCACCCTGTTCTGCAGCCTTAAACCCTTCGAGACCGGCTTGGGCTTGGGCAAGCTCACGAGCTTCTTCGAGAGACCGCAGACCTTCACGGGCGGCGGTGAGCTCTTTGAGACGAGCACGTTGGGCAGCTTGCTGTTCACCAGCATATTTAAGGTAGCTTTGCGCAGCCCCACCAAGTGCCGAAGATGTCCGAGCTTTATTAGCACCGCCCGACAAAAACGCAATTAGTTTCTCTAACCCTACTTTTTTCGGGTCATTTGCCTCCTGATTCAACCGCTCAAGCTCAGCAATATCACGCTGACGTGCTGCAATACGCTCTTGGTTAAGCCCGGGAATAAGCCCGGCATATTGCTGACGCAGGGCCTCTCGATCTGGCTTCATCGCACCTGTAAGAACAGCACGAAGCTCGTCAAGCTGGGGATTGCTTGGTGCTACAGCGGGGATGCCCGCTGTAGCCGGGACGGGGGCAGGGGTGGGGGCAGCTTGCGGTGTAATGGGCGGAGTTTCTCGTACTGCCTCAGCGCTATCTCGCATCGGCCCACGGTAAGGCTGTGGGGGGTAGTCTACTGGCGCACGAGGGGGTTCTACCGGAGGTGTAGTTGCTTCGATTTCAGCAGCCATCGTGCCCGGGGTGGGTCGACCTTCCGCAGGTTGGCTTCGTTCCGGCTTAAAAGTTTTAAGCCTCTCTGGAATAGCACGACGCCCAGACCGGTTGAACTCCTGCAACTCTGGCAGAGTCATCTGATCGATAAGCTGCTTTACAAACTCAGGATCCTGCAAAATGGCGCGTTCGTCGGGCGGCAACCCAAACGAACGGCTGTAGATGCTACCTTTTTCCGCTTGTTGCCGACGAATCATGTCGTTATAGCCGCCTTCCTGAAACGCCACGATACCCCCAGCGGCCATCGCACGCTCAGGCATAGCAGCACCAGCACCCGGAGCCCCAGCGATACCACCCATAAGCCGCTGGAGAGCCTGACGCTCTTGAGCTTGACGACGCTGACCCTCTGCACCCACCTGCTGGGCGACTTCTTGCTGCGTCATACCAAGAACTTCTTGCTCGCGCTGCTGAGCAACCGTGGGAGGCTCGCCTTGGCTCTGTGCAGCAGCCATCTGGAGTGAGCGAGCCGCAGCCTCTTTCTCAGACTTGAGCTTCTGAAGCGCAAGGAGGTCAATAAGCTGTTGGTTCTGCTGATACCGTTGCATCAGCGCCTGCGGGTTCCCCCGGTATGCGTCCATCCGACGCTGGATGTCTTGGTCGATCATCGTGCTTACCCCGGGAAAACTTCGTTGTACAGTTTAAGCAAACCTAGAATACCCGCACCAGTACCCATAATTTGCGACAATGTACCGGGTTCTTGATATTGATTTACCTGAGTGGAAATTGGCAACGAGCCTTGCCCGATTAGGTTTCGCAGAAACTGAGTATTAGCCTTGTCGTAGTCTCGCTCTTCGCGGAACTGATTGATATCAGCAGTGATACCTTCTTGTTCAATACCACGCTGCGTAGCCCCACCACGAGAGATGGCGTCCAGCGCTGCAAGTCCGTAGTTCTGAGCCTGACCAGCCGATTGAAGACCAAGCTGTTGCTCTCGATTGAACTGGTCCATAGCCTTATCGTAGGCCGTGGCGTACCCCTTACCAGTAACATCAGTTAGATTGCGCAGCAGGTTCCGGTTAAGCTCAGACTCCATAATAGCCTGACGCCCCCCACCAAATGCACCGGAACGTGTGAGCCGTCCAGCCTGCTCAACCCGCGATATCTCAGCCTGTCTACGCGCCTCATCAAGCTGTGGGTTGAGCGAGGCCTGCAAGAAAGGGTTCATATACTGCGTAGCAGTACTGGCAGTGAACGTACCCGGGTTAAACTGCGTCATTTCTGTCGTTGGAAGAGCTAGATTTGCCAACCCAGAGAACGCAGTTTTCTGTAGATCAGACTCACCGGCGGTGAGAGGCCCCTCAAATGCTTGGTAAGGTTTATTCGCTTCAGCTTGCCCTCTAGCAAGAACGTCCGTTACATACGGAGCCGCCCAAGGGGACAGGGTAGAGCTTTCTGTAAGTGGGCTACCCACTTCACCACCATCCGCGTATCGCTTCACTCGGCGCTTCATGGCACCTCCAGTCTGTTTGGGGGATTGTAGCAGTTGAGTGATCATAATTACACCGGTAGGTACTTGTTAGCGTTAATCTGTTTGCCTTGCTGCTTAGTGCCAGTTCGAGCCTGACGAATCCTGTCCATCATTTCGTAGAGCCGCTTAGCGCCAGCTTGAGAGTTGCCGTTACCCAAGTGACTAACCACATCTGCAGGAATTACAAACTCACCATGACTTAGTGCCGCAGGCTGTTCCCCGTCGATAGTGGTACGCAGTTTATCTTCCATACCATCAGTAGTACCGTTCAGATACCGCCCTTTTGCAAGCCCCATGAGCCCACCGGCAGCACGACGAACAGGCGGAGTGCCCGCAGTCAACGGCGAAGCCGCTAGCTGTTTTGACGGTATGCCTAACCGTTCTTCTTCTGCGGTACGGAAATTGGTAGCCGCGAGCCGCTCGTCCACACTAGGCAGTCCGTAGGTCAAACGCGGTTCGTTTTCATACGTAGGAAGGGATGGCAAGCCGGTAGCAGTGGCGGTAGCGGTAGCGGTATCAGCAGGGGCAGCAGTGGGGTTAGTCATGTACTTAGGGGTGTACACAGGTCTAGACGCTCTTGTGGGAATGCTAGCCAGTCCTTGCGCTTGTTGCTGAGCCAGTTCTTTTGCAGCAGCGATGTTAGCGAGATTGGTTTCCGCCGACTCCTCACCAGTCACCATAGGAACGTAAGTCGTGTCAGAGAAGTACCGACGGCCATACTCGCCCGGACGACGCTCAGTATCGGCAAGGGGCACGCGCTCACGAACCGCAGTGTACTTGGGGATTTCACCAGACCACCCAACAGGCCCACCCCCACCACCGCCTTGTTGCTCTGCGAAGACCTTATTAAGAAGCGCGGAACCCCCGAGAGACAAAGCAAGTTTACCGAGTGGAGTAGCAGCAAATGCTGTTAGCGAGTTAAGCAAGCTAGGATCCCAAGACGACGGATCAGATCCTGCAAGTTCCGAAGCAATATACGGATCTCCAGCACCCTCAGCACCAAGCGCTAAACCTGTCTCGCCGGGAGTCATACCTTCAATCGGCGTACCCCCGGCAACTGAAGTGGGATCACCGGGAACGGACTCAATAGGTGTACCGCCTGCAACTGAAGTTGGATCTCCTAGAATAGGAGAAGTAGAACCATCCAGCGGACCCGTATCTGTACCCGCCGCAGCAGCTTCTTGGGCTGCACCCGTGTTTAAATAGCCTAAATCAGGCTGTGTAGGAGGCGGGGCCGGGGGTTGCCCCATCTGAGCAAGCTCTTCTAGCGTAGGCTCACCAAAGAAATCATCCGGTCCAATATCAATAGCTGGTCCTGTTGCGGCTTCTCCCGCTGTGCCTGCTGCGGCTTCTCCCGCTGCGCCTGTTGCGGCTTCTCCCGCTGTGCTTGCTGCGCCTGCCTGTAGCAAATCCGAAGTTATATCAGGCGGGGGGCTAAACCCAGAGAAATCATACGCGCCCAAGCCAGCATCCAGCCCACTAGGGGGGTTAAATCCCGACACGTCATACGCGCCCATACCGGCATCCAACCCACTAGGGGGGCTAAATCCTGATACGTCATACGTACCCATACCGGCATCTAAGGCGCTACCACCGGTAAGCTGCCCCATTACCTGCGAACCCGCATACGACAGCGCAGCGGCTTTAGCCGCATCGCCCAGACTACCGGTATCGTGATAAGTCTGCAGCCCTCGAACTGTTGCAGCCGCAGCAGGTCCAAGGTAAGCCCCCACAATCGCAGCAGTTACGGGTTCAAGAATGCCTTCTCTAAACTTAACCCAGCTAGAAGGGCGTCGATACCCTTCCGCAAAATAGACAGGGGCCCCTTCCGCTGTAAACTCTACGCCCACTCCACCCGTAGTGCGATCCCCAAGAAACTGCCCTTGAAAAATACTAGGGCTTGCGCCAAACGGAACGTCTCCAAGTACCCATGATTCTGCAGGGCCTTTAAGCGCTTCGCCAGTTTCCGTATTGATGTAAGAAGTTTTAGGTAGCTCTACATAACCGGAAGGAGCAGAACCGGGTACATACTCACCAACGCCTTCTCCAGAATCAAAATACCCACCGGGTATGGCGGCTTGAAAATCCTTAACTTGGCTTGGTGATACTTCAACAATTTCTTTAGTACGAGGGTCAAGGTAGTAATACCCATCCCGACTCATTCCTTCTCCAGCGGATTCAATTTCACCGTACTGAATCGGTACTTGCTGAACCCCTTCTTGTTTTTTAATTTTATAGATGTCAGTCAAGCCGGAATCGCGCAGACGCTCCGCCATAAACGCAAGTGTTTCGTCTTCCCCTAAGTTGGGGATAGACCCATAAAGTCGTTTCGCTTGATCAGCTTCAATGTTAGGCGTGATACCTTCTTTCTGCTCCTTGAGTTGGTCGTAAAGCTTTTGCCCGATGGGGTCGAGTTTGTCTCTGGTGAATCGGTCAGCCATACTACCCTCACGTCAAATCATAAAATTCAAGGGAGCCAATGATCGGGTCGGTACCGCTTAGCACCCGAGCAGCAAGCGTGTAAATATCGCTGGTACCACCAATCGTTCGACCGAGTTGTAAGTCGAAGTTGTATTCAAGATCACTGTCCAACTGCGCAGAAGCTTGATTCGTGGAAGCTACATAATCAGTCCTCACGATCGTACCTCCACTAAGCGCGGTAGCTGACACATCGTAATCAGCATTAGGAGAATCACTGGCGACAAACGAAGCGCCGGTCAAAGTGGCATTTTTAATCAGGGCAATCTCATAATCAGCGCTACCGGTAGGAAGTGCGTTATACCGAAACGGAATAATGACTGAATCAAGACGGCTGGAGTTAAGCTGGATGCTAACTAGCGGCTCGAACGAAGTACCTACTGTAGTAGCTGTAGTCATACGAGCGACTGTAGCTGCGACCTTCCGCTCGTACCCACCTTCAGATACCACCGTTGAGCAGATCTGTTTCATCGAAGCAGCGGAACCAATCCCAGCAGTGGCTGTGATCTCATACCGGATCGGAAGTGTAGCAGTCGTCATGTAGACGTTAGCTGCTACGTTAGCATTCTGAAACACATGCGCAATGATGAGCTGCCCATCGATGACGAAACCGCACCGCACCGAGCCCACTCCAAGCCACTCGAAGTCCTGCCAAAATATCTGGGACTTGGTGATGTCTAGCGTAAACCCACTATTACCCGTGCCGTTTAGCTTGTCTGTGTTCCAGTCAGTTTGTGCAACCCGTGTGTCTACTACAGATCCAGTGACGTAGGATCGTTTAACGAAGTAAAGTGTGGTTCCGTCAAGCTCAAGGAACACGCCGTTTTGTGTAGAGAAGTATCCCACTCGTTGCCGCAGGTTGCTCTGCCCCGCGCCAAACACAAACGTATTCATAACCAGCAAGCTCTTACCCGGCTGGTATGGGAACACTCGATAACTTTGACGTACTACCTCACTACCAGAGCTTGTCGTAACATCCAACTGGACAGAACTTTCGTTGGGTAAATACGTGCTGCTACCGCCTGTAGCGGTTGTCTCCGAAAAATCACCAGACTGAGCGTAGCGATTCTGAGAGTCAAAGATTGTGTACGGCTGACTAGCACGAAGCCGCCCAAAGGCATCCCCGGCAGAGCCTGATGCAAAGATACCGTAGGGTCCGCTAGAAGCCACGAGTTCCCTCAACAGGTTGTCTAACTGGTTGAAGTAGATGCGCAGTACGTTGTTGTACTGATTGTGGTACCGAGAGTCGTACTGTACAGGAGGCAGGGGTAAAGCCGGAGCTTTGAAGTTGTAGGTAAGGTTGTTCACACGCCATACCCCGAGTTCTGCCCGTCGTTCCTAGCATCCATACGTAGCGAACCCAACTGCCACTGCACACCAAGTGCCGAGGACTCGAATTTAACTGAAACCTGTCGCGCCCTGAACCGAATATACACCTGACCAGTAAACGCTTCAATAGGAACAGTAGCTGTGCGGGTTACAGAGGCGGAAGCGGTTGACGACGTGCCGCCCATCGAAGCAGGGCTAAGATACCCAGAACCTGAGTTGATAAGCGGGCGGATGGTCAGCGTACCGGTCGGAGACCCGGCAGTAGAGCCCCGGAACGTAATATCTGGGAGCAGCCGCTTAACAAACATAAACTTGTCGCCATCCTGCAGGTCGATCTCTGCAGACTCAATATAAGCTTCGATAGGCTGGGTAATAGGTGTAGTGTTGTCATCTACCCCAAACTCATGATCAACAAGGTTGTTGTCGTACGTAGCGGCAAGGGGGTATACAAGCAAGCCGGAGTCAAGCCAAGCCGTGCGACCGATGGTACCGTAATACCAGACTTTCTCTTCATAATTGTAGATAACGTAGCGATCGTTCACCAAGGAGTCCGCACTGGGGTAGAACCACCAGACCTCGTTAAACGCTTCGTTCGTACCAGAGCAAACCTGATAAAACTGGCTGATGTTTATATCAGAAAATACGTACTGCCTCAGATCGCATGGAAGCGTTTTTGTCGTACCTTCATAGATGTAGAACTTATCCACACCCATCCAGAAAGCCACGCCATTAGCGTATGCGATCGCGTTCGGCCCAACAATCGATATGTTCTCACCGACAAGCTGCGCACCCCAACCAGTAGGGGCTCCCAAATTCTGAAGCGCATAGAGAGACGCATCTGTCCACACAAGAATCTCTTGCCGTGCTTGTACAGCGGTGATGATCTCAGAGCCCCGAGAGAGCCGCAGGCTACCGGCTTGATTGGTAATAGAAGGCGTCCAATTTACGGAGTCTTCTTGGTCTGACCACCGAACCAGCATGGGGTCTTGTGAGGTATTACCATAATCGTTACAGCCGAAGGCAAATACGAAGCGGCTAATGTCTGACACCAATACGAAATTCTGCACTACCGGTACATCTGACGCTCCACTCTGCGTAGTAAGGTCTACAGCACGAGTCGTAAGACCTGCAGATGTATCCCAGTAATAGATGCCGCCCCCACGCGGGCCAAAGATCAGATCTTCTCCGAAGTTAGACTGAGACCAGAGCCTGATTTGAGAGGTCACTGCACCCCCACCCCACCCACCAAGCCCC